ATACGCAGGTTCAACAGATCTTGTATGCTCACACAATGGCATGGAAACTATTGTTGACTTCAAGCAGGCCAATCGTCCGAAAAAGAAAGAATGGATCGAAGACTATTACCTTCAAATCGCAGCGTACGCCATGGCCCACGACTACGTATACAAATCTCAAATTAGGCAGGGAGTTATCATGGTATGCACGCCTGACCTATATTATCAAGAATTTAAAATAGAAGGACCTGAATTAAGGCGCTATAAACATGAGTTTCTGAAAAGATTGGACATGTATCATGACCTAAAATTTGATGAAAAAGAAAGAACTAAACCAATGAAAGCAGAGGATTTTAATGTTCAGGAAGATAAGACCGAATAACTTAGATAAGATAAATAGATTACAATCTATGAAGAAGCACCCTATTGGAGGAATAGGCGAAAGAGACTCTCGTATAAATAAATTAATCAATAAACTATATAATAGAAAGGAAGACTATGACAGATCAAACTAGATGGGGTATTGATCTTGTAATCACGAAGAATAAGGCAATAAAAAGGCAGAAGGATATTGTAACAAGATCTTTAGCTGAAGTTGATAAGTTAGAGGAGCAATATATCGTAGAATTGATGATGGAGATTGAGGCAATATACGAGCAGAAATATGGCGAAAAGAAGGCAAAAGGTGTCGTTCTTTAGAACAATTCTAATGTATCAGGGTGCATGGAGCACGGACCATGGAACTGTGGAACTTCCATGGAACTTTTTTTTCGGCCTAGAAACCGCTATATATAAGAGATATTTAGACCAAAAGATAAAAAGTTCCACGGTACCATCACTTTTTTTTCCACTGAACAAAAAAAGTGTTTTGGTCTAGAAAGAGTATATAGTAAGAATAAGTTATGCCTAAGAAAAGAAGAAAAGCTATCAACACTGAGACAACTCCGGATATACCTTTTCAGAAGGTTAGAGTGGAGTGGGTTGACTGCGTAAGTGACTCTGCCTGGGCTAACGACAAAGAGTTTAATAAGATGAAACTAGCAACACCTGTTAACGAAGGTTGGTTGTATTCTAAAGATAAAAATTCTATTAAGTTATTTGCTTCTTACGATAAGGATGAAGATGGTATTACTTTTGGGGATCGGACGATGATTCCTCTACCGTGGGTAAAGAAGATTCAGAAGTTGTAGATTGTGGAGTTACATTTATTAACTGCCCGTAGTCGTCTATTATCTGTTTCATTTTTGCTTCTAACTCTTGTTCTGATAGGTCCTCTAGTTTTCCTGTTTTTATTATCTTTCTATCTATGTATAGTCCTGCTGCTTTTCCTCTGTTTGCTTCCGCGTTCACTGCTGACGAGAATGATCCTTTCTCTAAAGCGGCCTCTCTAAGTCTTGCAAGTTCTGCGACGTGACCTTCATAGGTTACTTCGTGTTTTCTAATTCTTTCTTCTCTTAACTGACCTAAATATTTTGCAACAAGTGGTGATAGTTTTGGATTACAAAGTTCAGAACCTTCTTGTCGTGCACGTTTAGGACTGTAACCAGCAGCAACAGCTGCCTCTGTTTGTGTCATTGGTCCATTAGGTCCACCGAATACTAAAAACTCAGCGAATCGTTGTTGCATTTCTGTTAATCTTTTTGGAACACCCATGTTGACTTTTTAAGGTAACTATCCTATAAAGTCAATACATGAAAGTACATAGAAGTTCACAAGAATTACAAGAAACAATAGATGGTTACAAGTTATTGGTAGAAGAATATAAGAAAGAAATCTGGAAACTAAAACAAATTTCATCTGAAAATGAAAAAAATAAAAACTTGTTGCAAGGTTATAAAAAAGTAATAGAAGACTTATCTGCTAAGTTAAGTCAAAAAGATTCATGAGAGTACAAGACCTTCAGTTATTTCTCAGCAACTTTACGAAAGGTTCCGACGCAGTAAAAAATGCTGTCATCTACGTAGAGATAAACGGAAAATTACATGAGATTAGACGAATGGAAGTACATGAAAATGCTACTCCAATCATCGGTCAACCAGGCCATAGTGCACATAGGTTAGTTATGAAAACCGAGAAACCTTCTAAGCTTATCTTACCAGATAAACTTCAGAAGGATTACTAATGCATGACAAT